CAATGCCCTACAGAAGATGGAATCGGGCAGATACGATGTCGAGTCTATCGATGATTACATCTTTGAGATTACCATCGATGAATTCTACGACAAGTGGGGACAATTAAGCAGAACTAAAGTACAAACCATTTACCTCAACAAATAAAAAAATGAAATACACAACAGAAGAATTACACCAAATGCTTGGTGCATTGCACGAAGCCATCGATGAACTTGAATTGAATCTAAACCATCAGCCCGAATCAAGACAAGCATATATCGAGCAATTGTCACAACTTTCAAAAATCGCTGAACTTTTAAACAACCTTATCCTTAAATAAAACTATGACAAAGCAAGAAATTTTAAATGGTATCGATGATGCAATCAATGTGATGATGACCTTTGAGCAAGACGAACCAACAGAGAAAATTATTCACGCCTTAAATTGGGCGTGGGACAAAGTATTACAAATGGAAGACATAAACGAATCAGAAAACTAAGACTATGCCAAATCATGTTTACTACCACCTCGCAATGAATAACTTGACTCCAGAGCAAGAAGAGAAATTGCAAATCATCGCTAACACCAACAATGGTATCTGTGGGTATTATTTCCCTATGCCCGATGAGCTCCGTAACACTACATCTCCTACAAGGATTGTATCTGAGACCGAATACAAAAAGATTATGAAGGAGAATGAGAAAATCGATCGATCACAACCTTTTTATTATGAACCCAAGCCTATTACAGAAAAGATGCAAGATGCATTACTCAAAAAGTATGGTGTGGACAATTGGTATGATTGGGCTCATTACATTTGGGGTACAAAATGGGGATGCTACGATAACGAAATCGATGGTCATACTCTCACTTTTGCCACCGCCTGGTCTTTGTTTGAACCTGCGATTCTTGGCAAGTTCGCACAAGATTTCCCCGATTTCATTCTTGCCTATCAAGAAGAGCAAGGATGGGGTGGTGAGTTTGTGTACGAGAACGGTATATGTGTAGAGCATAGTGAGTATGATGCACCACAATGGTCTGATGTTACTACAGAATCAGAAGAAGGTGAAATCTGTCAATTGCTCACAGACATATCTGATACCCATTTAGGTGAAGGTGCAGATGCCGGTTACTATTACGATTACGATACATCTTGCCCCGTACCTACAAATGTTTTACAAGAACTTAAACTAAACTAATATGGATTACAGAATTGAATGCGTAAATGGAGCATACAATGTTATGCTTGGAGACAAGTTAATTTATAGTGCTTCACACTTTGAAGCTGCTCAAATGTATATCGATCATATGCGAAGAACCCACTAAAAAAAAGACTATGGAACTCTATCAAATTAAAACGACCGCTTATTCCGAGGAGGATATGTTATTAATCTCTGATGCTCCTTACGAGGAGATTGAGAAAGTCTTAGAACCAATGGTGTATGCAGAAAGAAGGGGAAAAGAGTGGTATGACCACAGCGAGTACCTCCAGGCATTGCGTACTGCTTTACCACAATATAAATTAATGTACATTCCCGAACCAACAGAAATAGTATTATGAAAATAGAAACTTATTGCCCACTATTCCCCGGCTTTTACAACACTGTCTTTGAACCTTGTGAGGATAATGAAATATACTCCTACAATCAAGACAACGATAAAAATCTATCTTACGATGATTTCAAATGGGACTACGATGACTATCGAGAAAGAGTAGCATCTGCCTTTGTGGAAGATTTTGAAAGGGAATTCCAAGAGATTATACCTGCTGAGATTAAGTATCAGAGTATCTCAAGCCCCGCCTACTACAACTTCTCCAATGACTCAATCAATATTGAGGTAGACTTTGACTTCCCTCGCTTTATGGAGATTGTCAACAAAAACAAGGAGAACATCAGAAAGTACATACTTGAGAACTACACATCAAGAGATGGGTTCAACTCCTTCCATAGCAATAATGTGGATGACTGGTGTGATCCCGAATATGTATTGGAATTCATTCAGCATCGTGTTGGTGCTTTGATGGAAGCCTTGTATCATTATCATCTCAATATGGAAGATGTTATTTATTGGGCAAACTCAGAAATGTATATTCACTACGAAGTTAAGTATCCCTTCAGCGAAGGTGAACAATACTTCACAATTGAGAATGGTGTTGTTGTGGAATCTGTATGGGATAATGTATCAGAAGAACTGCACGACTCTCACATAAAATATTACTCAACTCTGGAGGAAGCACAATCAGACTCAGAGTGGAATGGAACAATCAATCTAATCTAAATAAATATGACAACCAAAGCAAGTTTAATCACCAAGTTACAAAAGAAATACCCCAATATGACCATCTTCAAGGATGGTAATGGATGGGTTGACAAATCACCAAATATCTTCTCAGCCTCAGCTGAGGATTCAGATGTAATGTCCTCGGATGGATACGATCTGCTCAACTATTGGACGGAGAACTATGAATTTTGGGACTTAGGAGTTCACAATGAACTTGTTAAGTTCCTTAGAGACCACGGATGGTATGCAGAGTGGGTTAACCCTGGTGTAATAGCAATTGTAAAAGATATTTAATTATGAAAATAGAATTAGTGAAACATCAAATACTTGACAACGATCCTTGGTGGTTTGAATTAGGTATATCGTGGCAAACAACAGAGTGGCACAAAAAGAAGTATTTAATTACTATCGCATTGTGCTTTTGGTCAATTTACATCAGATACGGAGGTAACAACAATCAAGAAACAAAATGAAAGTATTAGAATTATTCGCAGGATCTCGCAGTATCGGTAAGGTATGCGATGAGTTAGGTCACGAGGTATTCTCCTCTGATTGGACACCATTTGATGGTATTGACTATGCAGTTGATATCAATCAGTTTGATACACATAAACTACCATTCATCCCGGATATGATATGGGCATCTCCTCCGTGTACTACATTCTCTGTTGCCTCTATAGGTAAACATTGGGATATGAATCGGAGACCCAAAACACAAGATGCTTTGATGGGTCTACAGATCCTCAAGAAGACTATCTACATCATCGATTACTTCCGCACCTTGAATCCTCACCTTATTTGGTACATCGAGAATCCTCGTGGTATGATGCGTAAGATGGATGCCTTCGATGTGCTTCCCCACATCCGTCAGACCGTCACCTATTGTCAGTATGGCGATACCCGAATGAAACCCACAGATATATGGACAAACAACTACGATTGGATTCCACGCCCTGCGTGTAAGAATGGTATGTCTTGCCACATCTCAGCCCCTCGTGGCTCCAGAACCGGCACCCAAGGTCTGAAAGGTTCTTATGTTAGATCACAAATCCCCTATGAATTATGCAAAGAGATAGTATTGAATTCCGTGAAGTAGTTAAACTACTAATTAACAAAGGCAATGTAAGTTTCAACGCCTTTGATGGTACAATTAGAAAAGCCGGTTACCTTGTACCTATTGAGTATTACCACGAAGACTTAATAGACATTGTATCCTTTGAGGAGATAATGGATGTGGTTGATGCTGATATCCCCGATATCGAAAAAGAATACGAAGCAGACTATGATTTTGAAAAGGCATTGTACATAAATGTTAACGCCACCGAAAGTTTTTTCGAGGTTACTATGGATCTGTGGTTTGTTGACTTTGATGAGGCAGTTAGGGTAGCGGAAGATTTAGATATCCCATCGGAAGAAATCTATGATATAGCAAACGAATGTTATATATACGATGATGAGGAAGATGATTAAGTATTTATTTCATATCATTCTATTCGCATTGGTGATGTCCTCTATGGCACTGATAGATTATTTTGTAACAAAGAACCGATGAAGTCAATAGAAGTAGAACTACCGATTGATGCCTACGATAAACTGTTGGCTAAGTTTGGATCACGCAAAAGAATTGAGGATGTTTTCTCAGTACGGCTGGAGGATAAACTCAAAAGAGAAATCTACCTGCTGAGAAAGAGAGACCCGGAGTTTGAACACAAGCAGAAACTAACCATATGCATTAGTGAGAGCTTGTATCCAATGTTCGTGGAATTTTGCATCCATCGGTCTCAGACCAAACAAGATGTTGTATTAAAAATGATGAAAAAAGTAATAAGCAGAAAATGAAAGCAGTAGGATACATCCGTGTGAGTACGGATATGCAAGCAGACAAGGGTACATCTCTTGACAACCAAATAGCACGCATCGAGCAGTACGCCAAGGACAAAGGCTTTATTTTGGAAAATATTTATCAAGATGCAGGCTATAGTGGAAAAAATACCAATAGACCAGGCTTCCAAGCGATGTTTAGTCGACTAAGAAAACCAGGGGTAAGTGCAGTCATTGTATGGCACAGCACACGATTCGCCCGTAACCTTAAGGACAACATCGTTCATATGGCTGAGTTGGAGCAGAGAAAGATTAAGTTCTACTCTGTAGAAGAACCTGAGATGTCAGGGTCGAGTGGCAAGGCTATGAGAAATCTTATGGCGGTCTTTGCTGAGTATCAGAGTGATGTTACCGGTGACCATACACGATCCGTTAAGGCGAATCTTAAAAAGACATTCAAGGTCTATTGTCCTTATGCTCCCCTTGGGTATAAGAATGAGGACGGCATTTTGGTCCGAGACCCAAACAGTTACAAAGTTGTGGAGCAGGTACAGATGTACCACGCCCAGGGCTTATCCCTACAACGCATCGCCAAGGAATTAAATACGGCTGGTGTAGTGGGAAGCAAGGGTGGTAAGTTCCACGCAAGTACAATACAAAAAATTCTAAATAATAACATATACAAAAATGCTAATTGAGACTAAACAAAGTAAGGAATTAAAAGAGAACATTATCTCCGCCTTGGAAGAGGCAATAGGTGTACCCAGAGAGTATTGGGAGATAAAGAGAAGCAAAGAGACAACTGAATTGGAAATCAGACAGATCTATTGTTTTCTTCTCAGAACCAATACAAAGTTCACCACTCAATACATTGCTGACATCATTGGTTACAAGCACCACACATCTGTATTGAGAACAACTGAAACAATCGAACAGACACTAATCACAAACGAAAAAGTTAAGAGAATTGTAGAAGACTTTAAGAAAGAATATGCAAAATACAATTAAAACACACGGCTATCAAATCCCATCGGTTATTCCACTAACCAATGTAGAGAGAGAAAATCTAATGAGATTGGTTGATTCTATTTATGAGACTACCGGTGTTGATCCGAAGTTGTATATGGAGAGCAAGAGTCAAAAGTCAACTCCAGTATACCTCAGACAAATCACAGCCTATCTGATACGCAAGTACACACGCCTTACTTTAAGAGAGATTGGCATTATGCAAGGCTACCGAGACCACTCTAGTGTGATTCATTCAAGAAACAAAGTTGAGACTTGGATGGATGGTGCACCTGGTTATGGCTATGAAAAGAAATTAACAGAAGAGATAATAAAAAAATATGAGCAAAGAAATAGTTGATCTGTTTGAGTACATACTCGACCAAATAGAACCAATATGGAGAACCAATGATGCTGTTGTTGAAACATTAGATAGACTCCGGGATGGCAAGAGTAAAAGATTTGAACCACCTACAATGAATGAGGTATGGGTCGAATTGAAAAGACTCAAGGTGCGACATCCTGTTGAGCAAGGTGAAAAGTTTTGGAATTTTTATGAGTCCAAGAATTGGATGATTGGCAAGAACAAGATGAAGAATTGGAAAGCTGCAATTAAAACTTGGAACTTTGAGAAAGATAATTTAATATTGTAACCCTTTGTAACTTTTTGTATGACTTACATAATAGACTCAGACCTAAACCTAATTCCCAAGAAGAATAAACCTTGGGGTAAATTAATCATCATCCTCCTTACCTTTTGTTGCATTTACCTTTTGGGTAAGGCAATAACAAATACGACTAAATGGAAAGTTATTTACCGACAAGCACAGCCAGCCGAACACAATGATATTGAATTGTCTGATTCAGCAATTGTTAAATGTTTGCACGACAACGGTTGCGTTCTGCCCAATATAGCATTGGCCCAAGCGAAATTAGAATCAAATGTTGGAAAGAGCAATGTAGGAAAGAATGCAAAAAATATGTTCGGTATCACATACCATAATTGTAAATATGTGGATGGTAAACACGGGGTGTATGCCAAGTATAAAACCTACGAGGATAACATCAAATGCTACATTCATATTCAAGATTCATACCTTAAAAATATTAACGGAAAATATGCAACAGATCCAAATTATGTTCAAGCCATTAAAAATGTTAAGTAATCTATTCAAATCACAAGAATTACCTGAGGCTACGCCCTATGTATTTGAGTATGACAGACCTGTACCAGGCTTTACTGAATTTACACAAAATTTAATCCAACAGAGATATGACACCAAACGACATTCAAACACTAATGAATCTGCTTCACAAACTACAAAAGGAAGCAGACGAGCTAAAAGCAGAAATTCAACGACTTAAAGAGAAATTAGAAAAATATGAAAGCGATACTTGAATTTGATTTAAACGAGGAGAGGGCTGAGTTTGAACTTACAGTTAACGCAAGCAAATGGTATTGCGTGGTATGGGACATCGACCAGGAGTTACGCAGACGTACTAAGTATGCCTCTGATGATGAGGATGAGAAGGTTGTGGAAGCCCTGTATAAATTCAGAGAAACTGTTGGCGAGATTATGTCTAAGTACAATGTAAATTTTGAGTGATGAGAGCTAAGGTTTTTATGGCGTGGGTCAATATGATTCCCAAATGGCGTGTGTATTATGATCAGGAACTGATTGCTACATACGAGCAAGAGGATTGGGCTCAGAAATATGCAGACTATTTAAATACACAAGGAGGTAACAAATGAATGACAAAATCAAACACTTATTGTCTACTGCGTATAAAACAGATTCAATAGCAAAAAATAAATGGCGTATTGAAAACCGAGAGCAGTTAAGAGAACAGCGAAAAAAAGAACTTAAAGAACTTATGGAAAAAGATAAAACAATGAGCAACAATAAACAACAGACGGCAGTTGAACAATTTCTAAATGCTATTAAAGACCAAATTCTACTGAGTAAAGAACATCTTGAAATGATAGAATCTTATGCAGACCAATGCAAAGAAATTGAGAAGGAAAAA